GAGACATGGGGTCTGCCCCGCACCAGTCCGGAAGGACTAATGGTAGCGGCAGGATCCGAGCCCTAGGGGTTGTCTTCCGTAAAGGAAGGCGTACCCCGTTGATGGGCAGGTGCCCTAGCCGTGTTCCAGAAGTCTTTCTTTCTGGTAACGGGTAGAACCCATGGCGTGGAGAGCAGCTCCACGCACCTTTAACCTGAGCGCCTCCCCGGCCGTCCACGGTATGCCTTTCGGCAACCATGGAGACCGAGGATCCTCAGTTCCTGGAAGCCACACGGTTGTGGCCTCCACGAGAAGCTTGTGCTTCCCGACTGCACCGCCGATACTCATCGCCCTCACGGGTTTTGATCCAGGCCAAAGCTTGATTAGTTTCGCTATGGTAGCACGAATTCGTCTACCCAGTTCCCCTAATCCTGTCTTCGGCCTCGGCAAGCAGCCAGGTGGCAACATAGACAATAGTCGCCGGTGGGCCAAGTTCGTTTGCTCCTCCACGAATTCATCGTGAGGGGCGCATTCGTACCAAGGCCCTTCGGCTCGGCGCTTCACGGGATAATCGTTTCCTACGTGACATGGAACGCGCGCGAGCAACCCTTCGGCATCTTCTTCAGCTAGCTGATAGATTTTGCCCGAGGTCGCCCGCCTCCACTGTCGCGCAAACACTCCCGGCCCGGGGTCAACCGTACCCCGGTTTAGAAGCACCGCTATTGCCTTCCTATGTTTTGACGAGGCAACCCGTTTGATGTTGGTGTCGTAGCCCTTAGAGGTTATGAAACCAGCACCACCGAGTCGCCTCGGGAGACAGGGCGGTATACCCTGCTTCCTGACATCAGCCATGGCCTTCCCATACAGCGATTGCTGTACGGCGAAGACCTTGGGGACGGACCAACCGCCCTCAACCAGGGTTTCGACAATGGCGCCGGCCGCGAGACTAGTCTCGCAGTCGGGTGCGATAACGCACTGTGCACCAATGAAGAACCCTGCCTGAGGGGCGGTAAGTCCGGCCAACGTAAGAGCGGGTTGGAAGGTTACGGTACCCCAAACGGGTTCCGTAATCCTCCTCTCGCTATACGTTCCTTTGTCAAGGAGGAAGGGCCTCCGGCCAGTCTCCTCAAAGCATAGGAGCTTCTCAAGGAACACCCCGCGACCGCGACGGCTTCTGGCATGCTTGCCAGCCGAGAGCTTGCCACCGCACCGCCCTACGACAGATTCGTACTCATTGAGTGCGACATCTGGACCTAGGGCTATCGCATCGTCTCCGCAGATCGCAGCTTTTAGCTGGACCTTGTCGGAAGGCGATATTGGTGCTGGTAGCTTTGCTCTGGCGCAGTCGATCCACCATAAATGGACCAGACTGAGCAGACACCAGGAGGTCGGAAGGCCCATCAGTATCCCTCGACTCGTTATTACGAAATCGGGGGAGATAGTGGGCCAACAGATCTCCTGTGGTCCGGTGCAAGCCCGAAGACCGGCTACTTCGTGTGCGAGGAAGCGTTTCGAGCGCCGGAGTCCTAGGACTCCAGCAGCAATCAGATCGAGGGGAAGGAGATCTGTTGCAGAAGTAAGGTCTGAAGACAAGACACTGCCAAAGGCACCTCCTAGGAGGGCCCTGACAGTCTGCACTTCATCTGAACCAAGCGCCCCGCGACATTCCGCTGATCGGTGTAAACCTTTCAGCAGTCGTCGTCGGGCCGCATGACCCAGTATGATCGCATAGCCACTACTCGTAGTGACTATTCTTGCCTTGAGACCATTCTCTCTGACAACAGCTACCCTCCCCTTCGGCACTGGTTGCAACTCGAAGACGCCTTCCGCAGCACGGAAAAGCCGTTCGTCGGCGACGCAGTCCTGCCACTCTTGGAGTAAAACACCAGGTGGTTGGACCGCGTCTATGCCAGGAGCCGCGTCGAGCATCTCACGTGTGTACTCAGCAAGACCTCCCTCCTTCACTCTCTTCTCAAAGCACGCTGATTCCTTCAGAGCCAAAAGCTCAGAAGGTTCAGGGTCCTTTGGGAGATTTTCCAGAGCCCAGCGCTCTGTGAAAGCCTCAAAGGAGGTTAGGAGATCTTGTGGCGTGTCCCAACGTGTGGTCAGTGCCTCCTTGTGAGCTGCGATTGCCTTGTCGACGACCCTTTGGGGTCCGACAGGCAACGCACGCTTCACATAGGAGAACTGTGCCACGAAATTTGAATCGTTGGGAACGCTTACACCCATGATACGTTCGACAGGCCGGCTCTCTAGCCAAGCAATTCTGCACTCGCTGGCCTCATCTGCCAGAACCCTAAGGGCCCTTTCGGGTCCTTGGGTTCTCGCAATGAGTTCCAGCTTGTCACAGAGTTTGTTGGCCAGAGAGCCGTCCATGCGGCCGCGGGGAGCCTTACCTTTGAGGTATACGGGTTTCTGTGTGTAAGCAGCAATCGCTGAGACGATTGCCCGCTTGCCTGCAGTAACCCGACTCCTCTCGGTAAGGTTGAGGCGCCTGTGATGTCTCACAGGCGTACGCTCAGGTTCACCCCCCTCGCGGGGGGCGGCTAAGTACTCGTAGACCCAGAAAACTGTGGTCTTACGAAGTACGAGGTCGCCATCGCGACTAGGGATGCCCTCGGGCAGTCCCCGATGTCTCTTACCTTTTAGGTATGGA